GTTTGAGCTATTGTATTATATCCAGGAGACCAATCCCACTTTAAAGGAGAACTAACACCTGCAGGTGTTGTAAAATCCGATACATTATAACTATCACCATTGTATGAAACAAATCCAGATTCTGATTTATCTAAAGATGAATAATATTTTAAGGAATTATTTGTAAATGCAGTAAAATTTGTAAATATAGGAATATAATTAGTTTGATTTAAAATAGGTATAGATATTACGGGTGAACAAAATGGAAAATGAAACAATCTTGGATTTGAATTATTGATAACCAAATGACTTTCAGGTGTCAAAGCGTTATTTCTCCAAGTTCCATTTGTAACCCCAGGTACTTGCCATGTTTGTGTTGCCGGTAAGTTTCCAGTATTTGGTTGTACCGGTACATTCAAATAATAGTCACCTAAAATTTTAACACTATTTAATGGTTGCCCAAAGTAATCAGACAAATCATATTCAATTCTTTGTTTTTCTGTATATGGATCAACACCTCTAGTTAAAAATATAATTTCTTTATCGTCAAAATATCTTACAATATTTTTGGGAATCGCATTGAATGTTCTATCGACATTATACCAACCCCCCGGTTGATTGGTTGGGTTATAAGGACCTGTTGGGTAAGAAAAGGTACTAGTAATAGTAATATCATCATCCCCGTTGTCTAACATTCTTTTAATTCTTTCACCCACAACAGAATTATTAAAACTACCACAAGCAGTCACTTTATAAGGAGCGACTGAACTTCTTATTATGGTAGTTACCACTGTTCCCGCACCTGCAACATTCGGCCAGCTTTGTGATGTGTTAAAAGTTGTATCCCTTTGTCCTGTGTTAAGTAATCTTACTAATTGATATGCCGCATTTCCATATCCATTATTATTTACATAAATGTTGAATCCTCCTCCCACTAAAAGTTTTTCTACACCATTAGCATCTAAATAATTAAGTATTGTAAACACAGGCCCACCTTCAAAATCTTTGTAGATTCCATTTAATGTTACATTATTAAAGGATGCAATCCTAATACCTGTAGATGTTGTTTTAACAATTCTTCCAACATCGGCACCCTGATAACGTGTAAATTCTCCTCCCATGTATATATCCCCTGAACCATCAACGGCTTGTGTTATTGTTAACACTTGATCATTAATATTAAAAATAGGATTTGTATTTAATGGATTTACCGTACTAAATGTACTATCTAACGTTCCAGTAGTATTCAATCTAACAGCATATAATCTTGTTGCCGAATTAAATTCAGTGAACATACCTGCAACTAATATTTTATTATCTGTTTGTAATGATATGTCATAAACCCTATTGTTAAAACCATTACCTATGAGTAAAACATCATTAGCCCCAAGTGTTGTTAAACGTGCTAATTTTTTTGTTACACCACCATTATAGTTGTCGAAATCACCACCAACTAAAACTTTACCATCAAATGGTTGTATTTTTATTTTCCAAACCACATCATCGAATCCAGTGCCGGTGACAAAAGTCCCGTCAGGTGTTCCGTCGGTATTTAACCTAATAATTCTAATGTTAGATGCTCCATTATATGTTGTAAAATATCCACCAACAATCAATTTACCATCAGATTGTATATCTATTGCGGTTGTTATTAAATCAAATCCAGAACCACCAACATTAAAAGATGTGTCAATATCACCATTAGTTAATAATCTAACTATGTATCCGTTGATTGGTGTTCCACCATATGATGTAAACCCACCTACACAATATAGTCTACCTTGTGAATCGTATACCATATCCGCAACAGTATCATTAAATCCTAACCCAAAAGGTTGTTGATTTGTAGTTGCCAAACCTCTACCCCATCTAAATTTCATTCCATGTTCATATACAAAATTTTGTAACAAACCATATGATGAAAAATCTATCAACCCTTCAAACTGTGACATAGTGCCACCAGTAATCATCTGAAAATATTCAACACCCGCTTTGTAGTCGTAACTTTTTCCTTGTTGGGTAAGTTTTAAATATATTTGTGATGTTGACTGTGTTCCGTTTTGATTTAAATATGATACAGTCCTTGTAACTAAATTAGTTGAATTTGATGTAGAGTTTCCTGTAATAGAAACTGTTCCAAATTGATTTACAGTGTTTCCTGTTATATTTGGATCATAGATATCTTCTATTTTAGTAAACGATAGTAATGTTCCAGGACTACCAATGTTAGATATTGTTCCTTGATCACAAACTAAAATCAAAGGTTGATCTGTAAAAGGTATTGACGGTGTTTCAATATTTGTAACAGGATGTAAATTTTTCACAGTTGTTACCATTTGAGCAGTTGTGAAGTATGTGTCTCTAGAATTCATCATGTTTAATCTTTGAGACCAAGGGACTGTGAACGATAAAACACCGTTTGGGCTAAACTGCGTTGGGTAAGTTACCACAGGTGTTTTATATAGTTTGTATTTATCATTCGATTTATCCCCCACATACCCAGCGAATCCTTGTCCAATTGCTGCGTTCAATGTTTCATCTGTAAAATCATAATTACTATTCGATGAACCAGGATTTGGGTCATAAGAACGAATTAAATTCGCTAAATAATTTTCTTCATAGTTACTAAAAGTTCTTACACTATTACTATCAATTAGTGGACTAAAATTTCCATTGTCTTGATATATTTCTATAAGTTCGTCTGTTATGGTTAATACTTCACAAGAACAATTATCACAATCAGGGTAAGATATCATCGGTAATGAGTATCTTGCAAATGGGTTTTGCGGATTCATGTATTCTAATAACCAATTATCACAATTGAACCCTGTCCAATTAAAAGTATCTAACACGTCATTTATTTGATAACATAACCTAACAATATTGTCATTCCAAAAATCCGCTAGTTTATTCCACAACCTTACTACAATATCGTATAACCAAGCAAGTACGTGTAAAACAACTATAAAAACATAAATTAACGGATAAAATAACCCTAAAGTGAAGTACACAACAAAAAATATAATGTCAAATTTGAATTGAGCGTCGTTTGTTGGAAATCTATTTGTGGTTGCCGTACAAGCTCTTTCTGTGATTTCTTTAATACCAAGAATTCTAGATGGTAAATACCCCCATTTCCATCTATCTATGTGTCCTGATACTGTATATACCCTATTATAGTTAAACTCAAAAAACTTATCATCACAATCAACAGCTTCTTGTATTATTTGTAAACCTAAAGTAGTTCCAGTATCTCCATAATCGTTCCAATCTAAACTAAAGGCGTATGATTTTTTTTGTAAATCTTCGTTGTCAGGTTCGTTAATACTACTTGTCGACCAACCATATTCTTTTAGATTCGGAACTAAATAGTCCGCTCGTATCACATTAGAACCTTGTATATCCTCATTTTGATACTGTATTCTAAACCTATATTTTCCTTTTGTTGGTATCCCGATTGTCGGATCGTTAGAAAAAATTTGTTCACCAAATTCATTTGTTGTAATGTAATCTAAGTTCATGGGTACTTCAGCAAGCCACGTACCATTATCATCTATGATATTTCCACCGTCTTCAAATTTATATTCTTCCAATACAGGAAACCCTAATGTATCACTGTAAATTGTCTGTCTTATTGCTAATATTTTTCCTGATTGTGTAACCATGTCACAAAGAGCACCTGTATTAAGACTTGGTTTACAACTAACTTTTAACTCATCTTGATCTGAATTACTGAAAATGGAACCCATAAAAATAGCCTGTGGTGATATTTCAATTCCCGAATCTCTTAAATCAAAATCAACCCTTGTTATTCCTATTGTACAGTATTCATCATCACCCCAAAATGGATCAACTTCTACTTCTTTTGCAAGATTAATGATTTGAGGAAGCATGGCTAAATTTGAATTTGCCCTAAACTGCGAACCAGCAAATTGTCCTTCAACACCGAGTCCCATTCTTATTAAGTCGGAAGGTCTTTGTGAAAAACAACCAATGTTAGACAAATCTAAATCCATCACAACAGTTTGCATACCCAAAGGAACACCAACAATCATAAAGTCACCACTGTCATTTGTTCTTACAGTAAATCTATAATATTTTTCGTATATTTCTAATACTTCGGTTCTTGTTAGTAAATCATTTCTATCAGGAAATGTTCCTGTTGGTGTGTGCCCACCGTATTCTTGGATATATGGCAATAAATTGTATCTATAACCGTCTTCATTTTTGTCCGAAATTGTTTTATATGGGTAAAGTGTAGAAATTACAGGATCAACTTCATCTTCAGTTGATAATGGTACGAAAACAGAAATACTAACGTTTGGTACACCATACCCACCATTAGCAATGACTCTTCCTGCCACTACACCATAATCGGCACAAAATTTTGTATATAAATCTTCTTGTTTAAGTTTTAAAGATAAAATTTCTATCAAGTCAAAATCCTGATCGATTTTCAATCTTATATTTTTGTCTGCACCTGGATTTGCCTTAATTCTATAGCTTTTAAACATTTTTTTCTTTGTTGATAAATAGTTATTGACTCACTTTTAAAAAGTAATATCATATCAAACAAAATAAACAATCTTATGAAAAGTCTACCGTTGAAAGGTTTTTAACTCTAACCTTTATATCCCTATTTGGGAATCGAATTTGATATATTTGATCAGGTTCAGCAAATATTGTACTATCAATAAGTTCAATTTCTTTTGTCGTTACCGAAACGTATCTTTGTGATGTTTCAGATGATGAATACTGTCCACCAACTTTATTATATATTTTCAAATCTGTAAGAGCATTAACTCCAGAAATGTTTTGAACAAGTTGTCTAACTTCCGATACATTAACATTTTGTCCAAGTTCTCTAGTTGAAGGTAACATATAATTACTTACTGTATTGATGACTTGTGTTATTACGTCACCTTGAGCACCTGGGTTATCAAGAACAATATAAAACTCAAACTCCAAATCAATTACTTTTGCAACTTCAATTGAAATGTAGTCATTTATCATTCTATATTTAGAAAGATATGTTGCCAAATTTGTTTTCAAATTATTAGATACCGTTTGTGTTAATACCCCCGTACTATCATAAGACAGGATTTTAACTGAAATTTTGTTATTAGATTCTGATATTGCAACTTTAGCAGGTGCACCAAAATTACCAGGCATTGTATCAATCAACGACTTATAATCATTTATTGTAACTGCTCTTTTTTGTGCTGCAAAGTTATACGTCACCATATTTCTTACTTCTTCAACTGAAGGTTGATTTGCACCACCTATAGCAGCAGTAATGTTATTAACTTTCAATGATTGTATTACATTATTGTTAGTAATTTCTGAAGGTCCGTTCACCACAAAATCAGCAAGTGCAACTTGATTTATTGCTCCTACACCAATATTACTTGACAATCCACCACCTGTTCTATATTGAACAAAAAGTGTTGTATTTGGTTTTACTGTTAAACCAAGTCCAATATTATTTTGGAAGTTCTGTAACTTTAATGGTACTCCAGTCGTTGTAAATTGTCTTAATTGTTCATCAGGTGTTACAGTACCTCCACCAAATTGTACTTTTAAAAAACCTTCAGGTGTGTATTCAGTTATGAATCTGTTATCTGTTTTTATGTACCTACCAACTTTAACTCCCGCTTCATCCACAGGTTTTGTTGGATCTTCAATAAAAACGGTATCTTCAACCAATGCATCTACTTCATACCATCTGTTTGTTGATGTTGCAAATTCTGAAAAGGACGGTGTTGCTTGATATGTTGTACCTTCTTTTTGAATTATCGATGTTACACCCAAAACATTCTTATCAGGTAAAAAGAAATTATAAAATGGTATTACATCTTGTGGATTGATTACTTTTTTGAACACTTGTGTGGTTCCATTAACAACAACTTCTCTTTTTGTAATAATATAACTTCCTACAGAATTGTTGTTACTTGAAAATACTGGAACTTTTGTTCTGTTTATAAACCCTTCCCTATTAAATTGTGAAGAAAAATCAATATCATAAACAGTTTCAAATGTTGTTCCACCACCATTAAACTGTGCACCTGCCCTTAATATACCCAAATATCTCACATCTTCCGCATCCCCAAAAGCATCCACTGTAATTGAAATGTCAACAACAGCAACTGATGGACGAAACCCCGGAACTTTTAATCCGTAAGTTCTTGCAATGTTGAAAATTGATGATCTTTGTTGCGCATATTGTAATATTGTTTCTTGTAAACTTCTATCAATGTGAAAATTTAAATTATCACCAATCGCAGCATTTAAGTCCATCAAAACAGAAAAAACCGATGCATCGTTAAAGTTTTGAATTAAATCGGGATAATATTGTCTTGTATAGTCAATCAGATCATTTCTTAATCCTTCAAAGTCCCTTTCAGTATATGATATTTTTCTATTAGCCATTTTTTTATAAATTAATAATTATAAATTCCCTCGATCCGAATGGGTTGTTTTCATCTATATATTCTATTCGTACCTTTGCCGTATATTCTTCAGTATTCGCACCAGGGACACGATAAACAGGAATGTCAAATTGTTCAGGTTTCAAATCACCTTTTGACATTTCAGATTCAGTATATGGTTCTACAATTATATTTTGTATTGTCAAATTTGGTATAAACTGCTTTACAGAATCTTCTATTTCTGACTTTATTCCATCAAAAGTATCACCATCAAGTGGTTCAAAGATAAATTCATACAACCTAGTACCAAAATTAGGAAGATAGTATCTACTCCCCCTTCTTGTTAATAAAAGGTGTACCAAGTCTGTTCTTATTTCTTCATCAGTAGTTTCAGATAAAGAAAGGTATTTACCAACTTGACTTTGCCTGAATGGAAAGTTTATACCGTATGTAATACCGTTTGCCATATTCAATAAATATAATATCTTGGTATTTTATATAAATAAAAAAAATCACTACTTTCGTAGTGATTCTTTTAGGTTTGTGTTTCCTTTTTCATGTTTGGGTTCGTAGGGACAGTGTAGACATCCATTACCACAACAACTACCTCTTCTTTGATGATAATTTTCAGTCATAACCATTCTTCCTTGATTATCATAATAAAAATCTGTTGGTTGTAGTTTAGGTCTTACAAACTCTTTCACAAATAATTCTTGAACCCAATCTTTAGACGCTGACTGTAACATATTACCCGTTTTGTTTTCTGATATTATAAAAAGCCATCAAAACTTGATGTGTTAACGTTATATTATTTCCCCAACTTACTTTCATAATTATACGATTTCACACGCACCACCAGCACACGCAGCTTCACCTCGTAGGTCGGTGTTATCTTGTAACTCAATTACTTTTGTAAGATCAACATCTGACAATGTTTTAACCAATCTTTCAAAATCTTCTTTTGTACAATCTTCAAAAGGTGCCTGGGTATATGTGCCTCCGTTATAAGGTAGTACAGATAAACCATTATAGAAATCTCTGTTATTCCACATCCATTCACCTACCAAGTCCCACTCATCTTCTTTAATTGAAACCGTAGCGGATACGTTATGAGTGTTTTGTCCGTTTCTATGTCCTGGTTTAATCCATTCTTGTGATACTTTCTTAACACGTTCCAACATTTGAAATACAGATTCGTGTCTTACAATTGAACCTTCAGGCGCTTTTTGTGGGATAGTAATTACCGCAGTGTCGTGAGGACGGAAAAACTCATCTTCAATTAACTCAGGGTGATTAATCGCCAAGTATGAATATATTGATTCGTTTTTACCTACACGGATTCTTCTTAAATAGAAGTCATTATGCCAAGCGTGAATTCCTGATGATGTTCCCAATACCAAAGATGATGTTCCTGATGGTTTTACAGTTGTTGTTCTTGCCGATTTATTAATACCAATCAGTTTAGCAACTCTTTCATTTTCTTCTTTAACCATTTTTGCTGCTTTTTTCATGTCGTAACCTAATACAACACCAGAACCGATACCCGTCATTCCAACACCAATAAGTGCGTCTTTTTCTGTTGTTCTTTTCCAAATGTCTCTTAAGTAATGAAAATCAGTATATCCCGCTTGTAGTGTACCAATAAATGATGCAGCCTTAACTCTTGCATCAAAGTCTTCTTGTGATTCAATATCAGATGCGTTTACTTCACATAGATTACAGAATTGAAACGGACGAAGTGCGATTTCACAACAAGGATTTGTTCCCCAATCTTTATCATTAGAAAGATAAATTCCTGGTTCACCTGCTCCTGATAGTTCAATACGTTTCCATAAATCCATAAAGAACTCTTTTGTAATTTTGTGACGAAGAAGTACTGCCGAATTGTTTGCTCTACCTCTTTGAGCATTTTGTTCCCACCAATTACCTGATTTACAAGAAATCATTTCTTCATCATCCGCACTGAACAATGAAATAAGTGCCGCTCTTCTAATACCACCAGCAAGTACCGCATCGGCAATATGACATACGATGTCATGTGTTTCAATAGGTGTAAGTTTTTCACCATCTTTTTTATTATCCAAAACTTTTGTAATGTTGTGGATACAATCTTTTAATGGTTGAGGTCCAGGTGCTTTTCCACCTGAAGTAACTAGATTTGCACCTTTTTGACGAATGTCAGAAAAATCAAATACAGGTGTCGATGACTTATACCCTAAATAAGATTCCATTAATACTTTTATCGCATCTGCCCATCCTTCGATTGAATCACCAATAAGGTATCTTCTTGTTCTTTCAGGATTTGGTTTTTTGATGTCTGGTAATTTTTCTACGTGATGTTTTTGTACCGAATAACCAACACCTGTACCACCTAAAAGTAGAAACATTGTTTCAGAAAAAGAATCAACGTGATCGATTGGCATATATGCACAATTATAAACCCTATTTGGTGAAATTTCAATTGGTTTTCCACCAAATTGTAATGATCTCATTGATGGTAATACTTTCTTGTCGTATACCATTTCATATACCTCTTCAATTTCATTTTTGATGTGTGGGTATTTTCTTTGATGCATTTCTTTGTTACGTGTAACAAGTTCTTCCCAAGTCTCTCTCCGATTCAATTCCGGTTGAAACTTTGCGTATTTCATAAAGACAGTAATGTCACTTAATATTTTTTGAGAAATATCCATTTTATACTAATTTAATTAATTTTATTTTAAATTTCTTGCTGTTTTTGTCTTTTTTTCTCTAACAGTTCTTTAACTCTGTTACGATTTCTTTCTTCTTTTTGTTCTTCAAGACCCAAGAACGTTACACTTTGTTCAGTGTCAATTTCCAACATACCATTGTCAAACTTACAGTTTTCAAATATAATTCCATCTTTACCTATTCGGGATTTTGTAATTGCTATTGTTGCCAAATTCATTTCTTTTTGTTGTAACGATTTTGCCACTGTAATAATTACGTGTCCTACTTGTGCTTTTTTAATTGAACCCCCCATTTGATCGGTTGTAACAACATCTGATGATATTGAGTTTCTGTTCCCTTGTGTTGCAGTCCAACCAGCGATGTCTAATTCATGACACATTGCTTCGAATCCACGCATAACCGAACCTTCACTTTTCCATTCGTCACCTAAAACCTTGTCAGGAACAACACAATCAATGTAATCAAGAATAATCATATCAACCCTGTTTCCTTCTGCCATCATTTTCCTAACTTGATTTTTAATTTGATTCATAGTTACAGTGTCTGATGGTAATTTTTTCAAAATCAATTTGTTTTTTCTTGACGACTGAATTTGTTTTACTTTATTCATCACTTCTTCTCTGTTTTCAGATAAGTCGTCAGGATGAACTCCTGTCCAAAGGGTAAAGTGTTTTCTTTGGATAATTTTTGGGTTGTCTTCGAAAAATATTTGAAGTACATTATACCCTAAGTTAAAAGCGTGATTTGCAATTTTGGTTGTAAATGTTGATTTTCCTACACCTGTTGGTGCTAATATAACACCAATTTCACCTTTAGCCAACCCACCTTTTAATAGGTTATCTATACCAGCAACTCCGATTGGAATTGGATGTCTGAAATCATCATTTAATACCTCATCAAGGTTAAAGAATACATCACTTGTACCTTTATCTGTTTCACCAACTTGTAGAGCCCCTCTTACCATTTCTTCTAACTTATCATAACTTTCGAAATCACCTTTGTCGATGATCGATTGGGCTTTTGTCATTACTTTTTGAAGCTCTTGTTGTTTACAGAATTTTAAGGCTTTTTCTTGAACAAAAATTGAACCTTCGTCTGAAACGTTCTTAACCTGTTCCAACATATCTAAAATGCTCTTTTGAGCCATAGGTGAACTGATTTCAGACTTAGTTAATTGTTCAAGAGTATCAAATGTCGGTGTGTGTTCATACTTTGAATAGTATTCTTTAATCATTTGACAAATGATTTTGAAATACTGGTTATCAAAGTAATGGGAGTCAATAACTTCAATGATGGAATTAGAAAAATCTTTGTATAAAATAATGTTGTTTAATAATTGAATTTGAAAAGTATTTCCTAAATATCCGAAGTTTTTTTTGTCTGACATATTGATTGTTTTAAGTATGATTCAATAATAAATACCATTAAGCAAGTGAATAATTTAAATAATCATGAGTTAAATTTTTGTCTGATAAAATGTCAGTAATGTTCCTCAAAATGGTTTTTATGGATGGGCGTATATCCAGCGTATATCTTACCTTTGGTGGGTATATTTTAGCGTCTAAAATTCTATGACAAATTGTCTCATTTCCAACTTTTAAAATAATGTTAAACACTTCAGGACCTTCAGTGTTTGATGTTTCCAATACAGTTGCATCTTCTTCAATTTGAAAACGATTTTCCAACATATAAAACACACACTTGTTTCTAAGTTTTGTTTTAAGTTCGTTAGACAGATTCTTGATGTACTCATACAAGTCCACACTGTTTTTTGCTTTTGGGTTGTACCCTTTAACATTGAAGAATCTTTGAACGACGAAATTGTCATTGAGCGTAATTAAAAATTCTACTTTTGTTACATCATTTTGCTCTTTCATAATTTTAATTGTTTGTTTTGAATTTTGATTTTTCTTTTCTTGTTAGTTTTAAAAATGGTTTTAAGAAATAAACCCATTGTTCGTCTACCTTTGGTAAAAATTTGAATAATCCATCTTCCATCATCATTCGAATCAGATTTTTATATCCTCTTCCGTCTGGATCTAACGATTCAGTATAATACAACTCAACGAGTTCTTTTCCTTCATCATTAATTAATGGGTTAGACAAATCGACTATCTTTTCATTTATTTCAAAAAATTCATTTCCAAAAATACCTTCTTTTGTTTTACCTGTTAATAAATTTTTTAATACTGTATTATCTTTTTGTTCTTTTAGGATTTCTTCACCCTTTTGTAAAATTTCGGTAAAAGAAACTTCTTTTTCAAGGATCTCAGGAAATAATTTCAAAAAAGTTTTTTCACCAAGATAATATATTCCATCAATATTATCTGATTTATCACCTGATAATATTTTGAATGTTTTGATATTGTAATGTGGGATTTCAATATTGTGTAATTTTACAGTATCACCGTTCTTATAGTACTTTTTAGTGTTTGGCGAATATAATGTAACCTTTTCTGAAATAAGTTGTGTTAAATCCCTATCAGAACTAAAAATTGTTTTGTGTTCTTTTTCCGATATTTTACAATAATAAGCGATTAAATCATCGGCTTCTGAAGTTTGAAACTCAACTTGCCTAACAAACATTTCTTCTAAATATTGTTTTACACGTTGTCTTTGTTTGTCAAAAGACTCTTCTTTAATTTGGTTGTCTAACGGTTTCCTATTCAGTTTATATTTTGGATATATCTTTCTTCTTAAAGTTGTGCTTTCTTCACCATCCCAAAATACAATTATCTTATCAAAATTTGATTCTTCTAAAAATCTTCTAAGTGTGTTCAAAAAATGCCAAATAGCACCTACGTGTTCACCATTATGAAAATAATCTTTTACTCCGTGAAAACCTATTTTAAGTAAGTTGTTACCGTCAACTAATAACGTTTTTGTCATTTGACTATTTTAAATTGTTCTTACTCTACTTCTTCTTTTTCTGTTTTCAAATCAAAATCACCGTCAACTCCAATGATTTCTTTCCAATATTCAGCATAATCTTTTTTGTATTGTTCGATTGATGCCTTTTCTTCGGATGCTTCTTTACCCGGTAAAAATCCATGTGGTGTAACAATAATTTTACCATCTTCGAAACCAAGTCCGTTAATGTGGTTTTTCATTACAGATACTTTAGTCCTTGATGCAAACTTAACCGTTCTTTTGTCTTTTGTTGCTGTAATCTTTGTTGTCCCTGCACCTTTTTGATTGCCAAACAAGAAAACTAAAGATGAATTCAACCAAATCGCTTCACCACCTTTTGCTTTGATTTTCGGTTGTCCGAAAGGATTATCAGGTAATTCAACCCATGGTTGGTTAACAATTATTAATGTGTTTTCGTATTTGGAATCAGCCTTACGTGAACCCGAAATTCTTTGGTTTATACCCATTCCAATTTTGTCAGCCAAAACACTTGCATTGTGTTGTTTACCACCTTTTCCTTCATAAGTCATTTTACAAGGAACAGAGCCAACAGAATCCCACATAATACAAAGTGAATAATCTAAATCACCTTTTTCTTGTGCATCTAACAAACTATTAATGTAATCTGTAATTTGTTCAATATAATCAAAGTTATTATTAAAGATGTAAAAACCATCCCATTCTAATTCTCCTGTTTCAGTATCGACAACTTCTTCACATTCAAATCCCATAAGTTTTGCGTGTTCAAAACTCCATTTTTGTTCAGTGATGATAAATACAGGAAGTATTCCTTTCTTCTGTGCGTCAACAGCGGTTTTAACAAGTGCAGTAGTTTTTCCTGTATCAGAATGTCCCAAAAACATATTGATGTGTCCCATCGCAGGCCCTGGTAATCCAACAGCATCTAAAAATGGTTCACCCAAGTCAAAAAATCTTTGTGGTTTGTATTTTGCAGATGTGGAAAATTTCTTTTTTAATGAACTAAAATCATTTTTCTTTATTGCCATATTTTTTTATTTGAATGTAAAACAAACTTGGGCTTTTACACCCAAGTTTTAAAATTAATTTAGAATGGTAGTTCTTCTGAAGGTTCGTCATTTGCTTGTGGATCAACAACAGACACTTCTTCTTTTTTGTTTCCACCTAGTGAAATTTCTGCTTCTTCACCGTAAACATACTTTTTCAAATCTGAATTCCAAATTGGTGTTTCTCCGATTGCAACTGCTTCCAAATATTCTACAGGTTTTTTTGAATATACATCAGACCAAGAAAGCTCATCATTTACCCATCCATCCATGATGTCCTTGTCAGTGTGAATTGGTGCAGGATCATCATACATAATAGTTTGAACTACAGTGTATTCTTTACCCTGTGGTGTTTTTGCTTTTGTTAATTCGATGATGAGATCACGTCCGTTTTCAGGATCTGTGACATTTCCCTTTGCTTTCCAAATAGGAAGTATTTTATCAAGTACACCTTCTTGTTTATAATTGTGTTTGAATCTCCAAAACTTTACACCATCTTGTTCGTTATCTCTATCAATTACCTTAACAATGTAAAACAATCGTGAACGATATTGTGAAGCAAGTTCTTTGTCTTCTTTTTTACCTGTTGAAATAAGTTCGTTGTATACTTCCGTAAGTGGTGAACGTTCATTGTCATTTTTTTCAGGATCATAAAGTTTTACCCATTGTCCGTTAACTTGGATTTCGTGATACCAAACTTCTACAAATGGTGAAGAACCATCTTTTGTAGGTAGGATACGAATTCTTCTTTGTGCTGATTTTTCATTTTTTTGAAGTACTGCCGAAAAATATCTTTTCATTCTGTCTTCTTGTGAAATGTTTTGTCTTTGTGTACTCGGTGTTGAGTTTTTTTCGTACTGCGCAAGTACTGCATCGATTGAATTTGCCATAGATTTTTGTTTTTAATTTATACTCTTTTATCTATAACAATTATAAGTAATTTTTGTAAAATGTCAAATAAAAAAGGGGTGTCATAAACACCCCCATTTGTATCATTTATTAATATTAAATTTTTACATTCCTTCTTCAGTATCGTAAGAATTAAATGTTTTTTTAACTTCATTAGGTGAAAAATTTTCTATTTCATCTGAAGTTAAAATATATTCATTTTTTCCTGTTGCTTCTAAATCTTCTTTCTTATCATCAAAGAAATCTGTTAATTTTTGATTGTATGGGTAGGAATCAAGTGAACGTAACATAAGTTTTTCTTCAGGTGTTTTTTGACGGTACTTATCAAACTTAGTTTCCAAAGAATTAATCTTGTTCATAATCTGATCCATATGTTGTAATTTTTGCTCCAAGTCATCAAGTTTAGCAAAAATATTATCCATAAATTCATCTTGTTTGTCTTTGATTTCTTTTTGTGATGTAACAAGATCAGTAATATCGATTTCTTCGGTTTCTTCCTCACCTTCACCACCTTCTTTATCTACTTCTTCTACGTCAGGATCATTTTCAATGTCGATTGGTTCAGGAACTTCTTCTGCCGCTCCTGCATCTGCTGGTGGTGCTCCTGCATCTGCTGGCGGTGCTCCTGCATCTGCCGGTGGTGCTCCTGCGTCCATAGGTGGTGCACCTGCGTCTGCGGGTGGAGCATCTGCGGGTGGTTCTTGTTCACTCAAAACGTAACGATTAATTTCATTAAATCTTTTTAATTCTTCCAATATTTTGATGTCAATTTTCATTTTTTTAACCGTTTAATAAAGTTTTTATCCCAGTAGGTGTTTCAACTCTTAGGGTTCTATTTGTTTTAACGGTATTATCAAATCTTTCAATCAATCCGTCTTTCATTCTTACAGTATAACAATCACCCGTATCTAAGTCACACACTTGTTTGTAACCATTGTCCATTTCTTTTTCAGTGATTCTTGTGTCTTTTTTTAAATAATCGTCTAATAATAATTTTACGTTCATAACTTTTTTTTATATAAATATACGATTCAATCAAAAATTACGCAAACAAACTAAAACCAATTTTACATGAACCAATATAACCTTGGTAACTCGCATTCAAAATGGTGTCGTTGTTAATGTTGAATTCAACAAAATCTTTAACTTCTTGTGGTGTTCTAGGTGGTATTGGAGGCGATGCCGCAGGATCACCATATATGTAAGGTGTATCTATACTTGAAATAATTAGTTGGGCAATTGCCTTTTCGTACTTTTCTTGTTCTGTATTTCCAACATTTAAATCTTTTAATTGTGTCAAATAAGGTGACATAATAACATATTGATTATAAATAAAAGTGATTGGACCTTTAAAATCACTAAAGGCAAACAAAGGAATATTGGAATCTCTGATTTGTGTACAAATAACACTTCCACTGAAAATAGGATCGTCGGGATATAAATTTATTGGTGAAAATTCAAATAGGTTGTAATTTGGTGGTTGTAATATATTGTTTTCAAACCCATTAGATACTCTTGTCGCAGCTATTGCAAAAATTGTTGTCGCAATATATCTATCATAATTTGGTAACGCCAAGACTTCAAAGGCAAAATCACTGAATGTTATTGGTGTTCTACTAATACTAACAAAAGGGAGTGTTTGATAAACAGGATCAGTTATTAATGCACTACATTCTGATTCAGGACTTGTCGTTATACCAACACTTGTTGTATCATCTAAACCTGTTGTTACATCGGTAACAATAGTGTTCGGGTTTTTAGTATTTAATATATCAGCTTTATATTTTTCTAAATAATTTGTTTTAACATATGTTGCGATTACGTCAGGTTGCGGTAAAGCATACTTTGGCATTCTTGTACCTTCAAATGATGTATCAAAACCATCGGGACTAATCGAATGTGAAACTTTGGTAATTAAATAAGGTCCGTAAAATAATGGAACGTGTTTTAAATTGAAATACATCATAGGTTGTATCATTGCATTACCTAACGATCTAATGGTACAACTATAAGATTGTGTTTGATAAAAAGAATAAAGTGATGTTGTTTGTTGTGCAATTTTGTCACCGTTAACACCATTAGCCAACTGATCGTTTACCAAAAATGTCGCCGCAGTTTTTTTCTTATCATCCATACTAACTTGTATAGACTTAAACATATTTTGATTTCTAATACCAAAATCAACATTAAATCCAACAACTTTGTTTGACAAAGAAAAATTATATTGTCCTGCCGTTGACACCCTAATTGGGTTAGTTGATGGGTTTCTGAAATCGTAACTATCATCCCCATAAAAAACAAAGGCATTATCTTCTTGTGCTGGTTTATCAGATGGTTTACCAACATATACTATCAAAAACTTAGGTCTCGAATCTAAAAAGTTTACTTCTTCATATGTACCAAAAAGAGAATTTGGTACATCGATGTTTTTAGGCTCAGAACTTTTAAGTGGAGTATTGTTACCATAAAAATTAGTAAATGATGGTAGTGCAAAAAATAACGAATTTTTGTCTATTGATTGTATAAAACCAATCACATCTAAAATAGAAATATTATTATCACCTTTTAAAATATCAGAAACCGCCATTACATCAATTTGTAAACTATTACCAACATCAGTATTAGATGTGTCTTGAAATAAAAAGTCTTCAAATATTGTTCTTGTGGTTAAATCACTACCAGAAATCCATTTATCATTAAATGCTTGAAAAGTATTATAAGTACTTAATTTTGTAACAACACCTTCAACCTTACTTCTAGTTGCATCCAATTTATTTATAACGGTAGGTAGATTTGTATTCAAATAAGATGAAACTTCTAAAACCATTTCTGACATCAATTGGTTTTGTGAACTTAAAAACGAATTATATCCTTGATAAAATAGGTTACTACTCCAAGTACCCCCTGATTGTGTTGTTAAGTATTTTTCTTTTGCGTATATCTTTATGATTTGATAAAGTGATTCAACATTTTCTTTTGTAAATTTAATATTTAAATCAATAAAAAAGTCAGTAATTGTAGAACCAGTATCAGTATATGTAAAACCGTCTAAATTCACAAAACCAACGTACAATTCTAATGCCCTCCATGCCAATATGTTATTTGCTTGACTTAATAATAATGTGGTAGTTTGCCCTGATCCCGGTAATGAATTATAAACGTATGGTTCATATGGTGTAACAATTGCTGGTTGTAAATTGGAATCGTTCGAAAAATTATAAAATACTTTCCTGTTGAAGTTTCCTGGATTTCCAATTTTTAATATACAATCATATTTTAGAAACTTTTCAGCTTTAAGACTAAAATTTGTAATTTGTGATTGTGCTATACTTCTTGAATCTTGATCTTCCGAACCCGTAATAGTTACACTATCTTCTTTGACTTTAAAAATATTTAAAATTTGATCTCTTAATCTTCTCTGTTCAATATTTTGTATTTTGTTAGTATCCGTTGATGTTGGATTTAACTTTTCACCTTGTAAAATTAGTAGTTCAGATGCGGATGCATTTGGATTACAAAATCCTAAAAATGCTTTTTCAAAATCATCTAATATATCTTTTTTGAAAGTCGAAAAAAAGTATTGAATAGAGCTATTTGAATTATTGCTTGGACCAATTTTATATCTTGTTGGTTTTGTTTTATCTATATTATTTAAATCAAAATATCCAAAATTTGGTAACCCCCACATTGTTCTTACGGATCCATTGTAAACTGATGGGTTATTAGAAACCGGTATGGTTTCTTGTTTTATATCATTAAAACATTCATAAGCCGATTGGTTTACAGGAACACTACCTAATGATGGTATAGGTACATAAATTTTATTATTTTTATCAACAAGTGGATTTTTATCAAAAACAAAATATTGAAATGTCGAATTAATAATAGTTCCTTTACTTGGATTAGTACTGTCGGAACCCGGTAAATTAACAAATGTTGCAGACGTATTATTTCCAATTTTAAGTTTACCAGAATCATATGCCCTTGTAAATTCTTCTTCGGTATAATTTGTAAAAATGTCTTGTTTTGTAAAATACCAATGTAAATCATTAATCAATTTTGGATAGAATCCTAGATTATATTTATCGGTAAATTCAGTACCTGATGGATTAAAAATTGTTTCAAATGCTCTAAATTGTGTAGTACCTCCTGTGTAGTTTTTGATAATATATTCTTTTGACAAATTGTTACTTATAGGATCATAATAATTTGTGTAATCAAAATCTTGCCAAACGTCATCAAGAATATCAAATGTTTTGTTTGATTCAATCCATGTTTTATATCTATGCCAAACAGCACCAATGTATAATAAATAATTGTAAGGTACTTGATTTATTGCTGAGTATTTACTTAAGATCCATCCTATATCACTATCAAGATAATTTAACTTTGTAACATTTACTAATGAGCTGCTCAAACTTTTTTGCGAAAATGAAGATAAATATATATACCCTAAAGCAATGTATGGATTAGTATCACCATTTTTTTCTTTTTCTATACCTTTAAACAACGCATTTGTAAAAATTGGTGAATTCAATATTGTGGTAAATTGAGTTTCGATAACATTACCTGAATAAGAAGAATAATAAAATTCATCATTTGTTAAAAAGTTTTTTGATATATCTTCACCATAATTGACGTATGATTCTCTAAAGTAATCAATTAATGTTTGTCTATTTATTATTGGTGTTATTGTTATAGGTGTAACAAAAATTAAATTGTTATAGTTTTTGTAAGTGTCATTTATATCATAATCGTAATATGAAAGTTTTTCCCCTTTTGAATTTTCTTTTAAATTTGCTAAAGTCTTTTTTTCATCTAAAAAAATTGTAATGTTTGTTGTATCGTTAAAGTATTCCGCTTCAAATTGAATTTTAGGAAAAACATCTAAATAATTATAAGGTGTTGTTTGAGTACTTTCTAAATATCTTTGAAAATTTTCTACAAGTGGTATTGCTGTTTCAATTTTTATTGAATTTCCAGCAATTGTATCCAAACTATATAATCCGTAATCTTTTTCTACTAAACTTTTTATATAGTCTTTTGTATAATAATCGTTATCAAAAAGTGCCCAATTATCAGTAGTTCCACTATTAGATATTGATTTTATGTAATCAATTAATGTTGTGTAGTTTAATTTTATGTTTTTTAATGTTTCAAGTAATGTTGGGTTATCTGTACAAACTTGCACAATGTTTTGTGCTTCCATGTCAGATATAAATTTATCTACTTGTTCTGTTTTATAGTCACCTCTAAATATATTTGTATAGTGTGAAGTTAAAAACAATCTTTCAAAAAATTCATAAAAGAAAGAAACTTCTGATGTGTCTTCATATGGTTGTGTTTCAAAAGGAAATTCCATAGCATTACAAGACGCATAGTTTGTATTTAGTTTTGGATTTACGTAACTTGATAATAGAGTCAATGGTATTTTTCTAATCGAAGCATCCAAGTATTCTTCAGTAAAAAACACTTCAGGCCAAATCGAATAATTGAATGCGTTTGTGGCACTTGCAAATTTAGGATCAGCCAAATACTGAACAGTATATTGTTGTCTACCATCCGCTAATTTTTCTAAAGTAAAGTACGTCGGCCAAGGATAAACTATATTTCTTTCATTCAATTCACCACTATAGTTTACTACATTTTTTGCTTCAGTACTAAAATTCTTATCAGGTGGTATTATTGATGTCAGTCTCTT